CTTTAATTTGAAATGAACTAAAGACTGCCTTTTCTACTCCTTGAAGTAAGGCATCATTTATTCCTAGTGTCTTAAGTAAGGCTTCATGACTTGATTTACTTCCACTTCCCCCAAAGATGTCATTGCCCGTATAGAACCTTCTTAAATGAATCACGTTTTCTTTAGGAAGAATAAATGACTCACCGCTTTCAAAGTAAAACTTTAAATAATAGGCTTCAGACTTATCTACTATTGGTTCTACTATGATTGGATTTAGTGGATATAACGCTTTAAGCTCTAAAGTATCTTTATCATAAAGTGGATAGACAAAAGCATTGTCATTAAGCAAAAGTAATGAAACCACCTTATAGATAAACTGATAAGGAGTCATATATTCGTTAGGCTTAGATTTCAATAAAAAAGAGAGGTTTTTGTTCCTCTCCATAATAATTCCATCTTCACTTCTTTTAATACATCTTCCTTTAAGCTTGGCACATTGACTTGCTATCCTATCAATACATATTAAAACGACATCTGAATTAGTTATCTTCTCTCCAAATGGTGTTAAAGGAAGAGCGATATCATTAATCAAACCTAAAGCATTAAAGTTTTCTAATTTCTTCTTTTTTCTTTTAAAAATCACATTAAAACTCCTCCTTTTTCTAAAATTTGAGTAAAAGAAAAGGCTCGATTAGGAGCCTTAAAAGTATGTATTTTTTATTTCCAATCTATGCCAGAAGAATATTTATTTTTAATTGGCTTATAAAAGGAATCGTCAATAATTTTAAAATGACAGCTCTTAAAAGAAAAAGCTGTATAAAAAATATAGGTACAATCTTCCCTGTGCTTTCTAGTTCCTACTGTCATTAAGCTATATACAAGTTCACCATTTTCAATCTTACAATCATCCAAATAGTAGCGATCTTCTTTAGTTGAGAAGTCTAATGCCTTTTTAGGATACCCAGGAAGCAATTCTATTTCTTGTCCGCGTTGAAAAGGAGAATTGAATTCCTTAAAGTGAGAGACTTTCGCTTCGTTTTTCCTTTTTAATTCTTCTTCGTACTTTTGTTGCCACTCCCTTAATTCTTCAGCTTGCTTCTTTTCTTCTTCTTCGATTGGTTTTGGGTCCACTACCTCTATTTCATCGTTGAAAAAATTTGAAAAAGTAAATGTAAATTCTTCACTTTCATAATCATAATATCGAAAGGCTGTAACAATTTTCTTGCTATAATCAATTTTATCTACTTTAAATATTTGTAATTCTTTGTCATCTTCTTCATCTTTTTTCCATCTGAAGAATTTTACATCTTTAATTTCATCTAATGTCATAATATCACCTTAATAAATTTTACCATAAAATCTCGATATTTTCTTACTATTTCACAACACTTTCATAATCTAACTTATATCTAGTAAGCGTTGCATAAGCAATAATTGTAGCAACTGTCCCATCTATTCTTTTTAGTCTTGAGTTTAGTTTTGATGGTTGGATATTTCCATTAACATCAACCTTAGCCTGAGTATTAGCTAAACACCACTTAATGATTGGATTGTTGTTATAGTTTAATGCGTGGTTTCTTAAATCTGCTTCGAGTTGTTTCATAGGTTCAGATAATGTATAAACACCTTGCCTTATCTTTTCCATTTCAAAACCCATATCTTCCATTTCTTTAACCCAATATTGAGAGTTCCAAGGATCGTAACCAACCCAAAGTGGTCTAATATCATATTTATCAATCATGCTTCTAAACCACTGAGTAACTAAACTAAAATCATTTTGTGAACCATCAGTTAAAGTTATGTAACCTTTTTCAACCCATATATCATAAGGAACACTATCTTCTTGAATACGTTCTTTTAGAACATCACTAGGCATAAAGAAATGTGAAATAAGATACTTTTTGCCTTGTTTCTCAATATATAGAACTGCTGCTGTTAAATCAGTAGTTGAAGAAAGGTCAACTCCACCTATTGCATAACTTCCTCTTAAATGATCAATTTTAAATGTATCTTTATTTTCAATGTCCTTAAAGTTAAGCCAGGAACCATCTTCGGTTTGCTTGATATTAAAGTCTTTACAAAGCATCGTCACTCTAGTCGCTAAGTCATTTTTAGATTTGTTCATTAAATCTTCTAAATAACTAACTTGCTTAATCTCACCTAGACTAGGATTAGACTTTATCCAAGTTTTAGGATCATTAAATATCTCTTCTTGACTGTCCTGGGTATAAAGCCAAGGAAGTACACGCTCATCTTCTATCTCGCCTTTTATAATCTTTCTAGCATATTCAAGTTTAGAATCTAAAAATCCACCTACTGTTACACCTTCAGTTGTGATGATAAAAATAAGAGGTTCTTTCTTTGTTGATTGAGATTGTTTAATCGCATCATAAACTTTGCTATCAGTCATTTCATGAACTTCATCAATACAGCCAACTTCAATGTTATAGCCATCCTTATTTTTTGATTGAGCAGACATCTTCTTAATCTTAGATTTATTGAGTGAACTTCTCTTATCGTTTTTCTTTCCAAACTTAATGCAGAAGATATTTTTACTAGTTCTTTTTTCTAAAGTTGGACTAGCTTCTCTCATGTTGTTTATTTCATCAAATAAGATATTTGCTTGTTCACTAGTATTTGAAGCACAGACAATATCAACACCTTTTGAAAGAAAGAATTCAGCTAGATCAATTCCAGCAATAAAAGTTGTCTTTCCATTTTTTCTAGCAATTAGAAGAATGACTTCATTAAATCTTCTAAGTTTAGTATCGCTCATCTTAAAACCATATGAAACTTGAAGAAAAGCCTTCTCCCATAAGGTGAGCTTAAAAGGAAGTCCAGTGAATGGAGATTTCGTGTGTTTGCAAAATGTCTCGATAAAATCTATACGTATTGAACCAGGTCTTAAATCAAAAAAATATCTAGGATTTGCAAGGTCTTTATATAAATTATCAAGAGTTTTCATTAACTCCTTACCAACTAAAATCTCTCCACTCTTTACTTTCTCGTAATACTCTAAAAAGTAGTTCTTCATCTTTCTTCTATGGCTTTCTTCATAAATTCATCAAAGGCATCATCTTCTTCATTAATGTCGGTATCTAGTATCGAATTTAAGGTTTTAATGATTCCTTGATAGACACTTAACATTGATAGATATGACTTTAAATTAGGATTAGTTCTCGTTGTTCCTTTATTTGAAACTTGAACAGTCCCTTGTTTCTTGATCGTCTTTTCAAGTCCTCTAAGTTCAACAGTAAGAAATGCTACCTTTTTAAGAAGCTCATCAACTAAAGGAAGCTTATCTTCATTACCATTTAAAAAGAGGCCTTTCAGCCTCTCATACTCTTTATAAACACATGTATTACTTTCATTATTATTCATTTAATTTAACTCCTTTCAAAAGCCTTGTAGGAATTACCATCACACTTTTAAAATTAGGCGCTTTTAAGGCTTTCTGTGCGATTATGTTTAGTTCCTTTGGTTCTTCTTCGTATCCTTTAATAAAAGCGAACGTGAGCCCTAATTTTGCGTTAGTTTTAAAGACGATGTTCTTGCCTAGAAATACCTCGATATCACTTAATTTCCAATAACCATCACTTGTTTTATGAACTTGGATCTTTCCATTTTTTATTATCATAGCAATAGGACTTCTTTCATAAGCACTTATAAAATAACGATAAGGAATAACTGCAGTTACATTACACTCTAGGCATACTTCACCATGGATTAAAGGCTCGCCATTATTTGGATATCTTTCTAGTAAATGTCCACACAAAGGACAACGCTTTTTAATAGTAACATTCATCATTTTTCACCGTCCTTTTAAATATTTTTACGCAGTCGTTATAAAGCTCATCATCTTCAGCAATTGCGTGACAATCATCTTCACTTGCTTCATCAGGTATGCCATAAGTTAGCCATTCTTCAATAAGTTCTTCGTCATTAACTGAATGCATGAAATCATCCATTGCCTTTAGTTGAATAACCCTTAAATCAATAATTGTTTTATTCATGATTTCTTGCCTCCTCATAGGCTTTAAATAAGTAGTTTGTATCAAAGCCAAAGTCTTTATAACCTTCAAGACACGTCCTTAAATAAAACACATCAGGTGGCATAACCTTTCTAATCTTAGGATTCATAATGTAAACCATCGCTTTAATAGACTTGCTATTTAATTTAACTTCTATTTCTTCTTTTTTCGAATTACTTGTATTACTTGTTATAATTTCATCTATGTTAATTTCTTTTGCATTGCTAATTTTTACATTATCTAAAGAATATGTTTGCTTAGCCTTCATATCTATCAAGTGACTTTTCATCTACTTCATCAATTTCAAATATACCTAAAGGAACTACTGAACCTTTTTCTTTTCTAATTGTTAAATAATACCTAAATTCTAAAGCCCAATCTTTGAGCAGATAGGCGCCTACTTTTTTAGCGTTAGGACACCTATATTTCATCTGCTCTAAATTGAGGTTTGAACCATAAGCCAAGTAATACTTCTTCATTATCTAGCTCCTTCTAATGTTGCCTCTCTTGAGCCAAACCTCCATGCTGAGCATCCATCAAGAGCGTGAATCAAATGCTCTCTACAATTCTTAAACTCAGTACCGATAAGTCCTAATCGATTAAGATAGGTTCTCATTGCAAACTTCTCATTTTCAACTTGAGGTTTCTTTGAACTAGCACACTTTTGAGTTAAGGCTTGGTGATTAAGTGCTAAGGCAAGAACGATGTAACTTCTTACCTTTCCAGCATGAAGCTCGGAGTTAAATCCTCTAAGTTCAACTGTGTGGTTGCCAGTAAAGAATGAATGAAGGTTTAAGAAGTGATATCTACTATCGTGATAATGTGTGTTTCTACTTCCGTAGTAGCCTTCATACCAGATATCAGCTAGTTGAGACATTGTTTTAGGATGTTTCTTATTAATCGTGTTAACTAAGTGTTCATCCATCTTCTTACAAAACCTCATCCTTTCTTGTTTGATTTCTAAGGCTTTATAAAGAAGGTCGTTTTTACTAGCTACAATGTTGATGAAGTTTCTAATGCTTCTAACATCGTGATCTTCACCATTTAAATGAACGTGAATACCACAACTTGAGTTTGTTAGGCCTCCTGCTTTTCTAAGTATTCTTACTAATTCTTGTAGTGTGTTTATATCCTCATCATAGGTTAGAATTGGACTAACTAACTCACATGAATAATCTCTTGAAGCACTTATGATCTCACCGTTTCTCTTTGTTTGACATCTAAGGGAGCCGTCATACATAACTTTCCATTTTCTACCATCAGGTGCAGTTATAACTTTAGTGTCGTAATAATCTCTTGCATCACTAACTGTGCCACCTAAGTATTCAGCGACTAGTTTTGCAGCCTTATTTCTAGTGATACCTGTGAATTCAATTTCAATACCAAATTTTTCTTTGAACATATTGTTTTTTTACCTCTTTCTTGAAGGTGTATTTCTATACCCTTCGCACATATATACATCGCTCTAAAAAGACACGATAGCAAGTTAATAAGAAAGGTATTTTTAGTTTCTTTTTGTACTTAAAAAGTCAAAAGAAAAGGAGCCATTATCTAGCTCCCTCAAGAAGTTTTCTCATAGCCTCTTGTATCTTCTTTTCGCCTCTAGCAAGAACCTTGAAGTTACTTATATCAACAAGTTCAATAGCACCTTTACCATTAATGGTTATTCGATACTTTTCATCAATCTTGTTATATAAGGACTTTGTTTCTTTACTAAGGTTATTAAGCTTTTCTTTTAACTTTTCTAATGACATATCCATGCCTCCTCGTGTATATACATCACTCTTTGAGGCGGTTATATCAAGATGCAAAAGATATTATCGTTATATAATTTCAATATACTCTATTTCGCATAATTGAATTAATTTGTCATCTCCCAACCCATTTTGAACTCTATCACATGCATAAATACTTAAATCCAAATTAGTGTATAAGAAATCAATTAATTCAATATTCAAATTCTCTAAATCTGAAACTTCGTTATTATCTATGATTTTGCCATTTATTTTACCATCTTCAATATTAAAATTATATATAGTAAATGAATTAGTAATTTTATTTTTAAATTGTATTAATATATAACGTATTTCACCTTCGATAGTATAAAACGTTATTTTAAGTTTTTTTTCGTCAATAACTTTAAAATTACATGTCGAATCATGAAATTTATCTAAAAGTTTAACTAATTCTGTTTTGTTTGAAAAATCTATTTTTTTACTATTTAATTCCATTTTGACACCATCTTAGTAGTCTTTAATTATAATTCTAAAGTCCATTTTTATAAAGATAAATCAATACAAAACCTTATATATCTTTTTTTAAAAATCAAGATTTTCAAAATATTTGGCTCGTATTTTTCGTGAGTCCCCCTTGCTCGTTACCCCGAGAATAATTTAAAGGCTACCTGGGGGGGAGGGTTAAGGCATCAATTATTTATATTTTTCACCGAGTTTGTTAGCCCAGCTTTCAGTATAAAAAGAATAGTAGCTGACGTTATGCTTCTCTCTATACTTACTAAAACATCCACACCAGATAAGACTTGGTAAGCCAATCACAAATAACCAAAGTGGTCCCAAAATTAAGCTTTGAACTGTGTGTCCATATTCATGTTGGATAAGTTTTAAATCATATGGTCTAGCAGTAAAGATAAACATTCCTAAACTAAGTGAACTTCCGAGTTTCCAAGTAGTAATCACTGCTCCATGAAACACTCTATGATTTCTTCCTGCTAAAAATAAAAAGAGAATCAATCCTAGTAAGTTTTGGATGATCCCCCAAGTCCACTGAACTAAATAAAATAAAAACTTCTTCATCTATTTCCTTCCTCCCTTACTTCAACTAAGTCACCCTCTTCATTCCATTTGTATTTTGGTAACTTACCATTAAAACGACCATGCATCTTGTTATGGCATTCCTTACAAAGCAAGAGGAGGTTATCTAGGTTTAAAGCGATCGATGGATCGTCTACGTTATCAAGCGTTAAGTGTATTTTATGATGGACCTCCGTCCCAGGCTTTCCACAGACTTCACATCTTCCTTTTGCCCTTAAGATAACCTCTTCTCTCACCTTACGCCAAACATCTGACTTATAGAAGTTATGTAGACGCTTTGGCTGTAGCCTTCTTGAGCTCACTAACTTTTCCATCTACATTCTCCCAAGGATAAATGTCATTACCAAAGTGACCATATTCCGCTAGCCTTTGATAAGAAATATCCTTTAATTTAAGTTCTTTTATGATGTTACCTACCGAGAAATCAAAGTGATCATTAATGAGTTTTAAAAGCTCATCATCACTAAGTTTTCCTGTTCCAAAAGTATCTATGCTTACGCTTACTGGACTTGCTACTCCAATCGAATAAGAAAGAGCTACTTCACATCTATCAGCTAGTCCTGCCTCTACAATTGACTTAGCAACGTATCTAGCGTAATAAGCGCCGCTTCTATCAACTTTGGTATAGTCCTTACCACTGAAGGCTCCTCCACCATGATGCGCAACTCCACCATAAGTATCGACCATTAGTTTACGTCCTGTAAGTCCACTATCAGCGTAAGGACCACCACGATAAAAGGCACCTGTTGGATTAACTAAAATCTCAATACCATCAAGAGTAGAACCTAGCAAAGGAATTAAAACTTCTTCTTTTATGATTCTTTTTACTTCTTCAAGTTTTACTCCTTTTTTAGTTTGAGCACTGACTACAATTGTTTTGATATCTTTAGGCTTATTATCCTCATATCTAACAGTCACTTGACACTTACCATCAGGCATAAGAACATCCATATATTTTTCTTTTCTGATGTTTTCTACTGCTTTTGAAATATCTCTAGCAATCACATAAGGAAGAGGTAAGCACTCTTTTGTTTCATTAGTAGCATAACCATACATGATTCCTTGGTCGCCCCAAGCTTATCTACTCCTTTTGCTATATCCCAAGACTGAGTAGAAACTTTAGTGATAACAACAAAGTTATCAAAGTAGCCAATATCTCTTAAAACTCTTTTAGCTACTTTTTCTAAATTTACGTGGCCTTTAGAAGTAACCTCACCAAAGATAATGACTAGGTTATCCTTAATAGAACATTCAATCGCCACCCTAGAGTCTTTATCTTTTAGTAAATATTCATCTAAAATGGCATCACTAATTTGATCACACAGCTTATCCGGATGCCCTCTAAAAACTGATTCACAAGTTACATATTTATTCATAATTATTATTTTTCCTTTCAATTAAAAAGGAGCCGAAGCTCCGGTGTTATTTTCCTCAATTTTTAAGTCTTGATACCTTATCTTCTCTCCGTCTCTTAGGACATAAACTTCATCACTTTTACCAACTTGAGCGATGTATCGCTTAACAGCAACATCAACAAACTTCTCTTCAAGCTCGATACCATAACAAGTTCTATTTGTTTGTTCACAAGCAATAAGTGTTGAAGCTGAGCCTAAGAAAGCATCAAATACTAAGTCTTTAGGTTTAGAGCTTTGAGCTACAAGATAAGCAATTAATGGTACCGGTTTACTTGATGGATGGTTCCACCCTTCCGTAGTTGAGTTTCTAATAGAAGCAAAGTCAAAGCAAGCCTTCTGTTTTTGGTCACCATACCAGTGATGCTTTCCGTCCCTCCTCCAGCCAAAGATTACAGGCTCAAAATTAAACTTCCAGTCCGTCCTCATTAAAGGCGTATGGTCTTTTCGCCAAACAAGTGATGCTCCAAGTTTAAATCCAGCATCTTCAAAGGCATCATAAAATATCCTAGATTGACTAGTCGCATAAAACTCATAAATAGAAGCATCTTCACGCATGATTTCTTTTAGATTAGTAAAGGCTTTAAGTAAGAACTCATAGGCTTCCTTCCCTTTAAGATTGTCATTTTGAATTTTGCCACTAGCACTATCTAAGTCGACGAAATACGGTGCATCTGTAACAACCAAATTCACTTTATTTCCATCTAAAACCCTTGCAAAAGTCTCTTTAATTGTTGAATCTCCACAAATTACTCTGTGCTTTCCTAAAAGCCATATATCGCCTTTTTTACTAAAAGCTGGTTTTTGAAGTTCACTCTCTATATCAAAGTCATCCTCTTTGACATTTTCTAGATCCTCAAGTGAGAAATCCTCAAAACCAAAATCACCCATATCTAAAGAAATGCCATCTAATTCTTGTTTTAGTTTTTCAAAGTCCCATTCTGATAATTCAGCCGTTTTATTATGGGCTAAAGCATAGGCTTTTCTTTGTTCATCGGTTAACTGGTCGAGTCTAATACAAGGTACTTCTTTATACCCTAGTTCTTTAAGGGCTAAGAGGCGGCCATGTCCTTCCACTATGATATTTTTGTCACTCCAAACACCGATAGGATCATTCATGCCAAAAGCCTCAATTGATTTCTTAATAGCCTCAACATCTGCTTTTTGGTGCTTTCTAGCATTATTTTCATAAGGAGTAATTTTATTTATATCTATGTATTCAATTTTAAGTTCGCTCATTTACTTTCCTCCATTAAAGGCAAACTCCACTGTCACCATTTTCAACATCTTCTTCATCTTCACTATCAGCACTTTGCCATTCTTCATCATTTGCTTTTTCTTTTTGCTCAGCCATAAAGGTCAAATCTTCGTATCTTTCGCTCCATTCTCTACCAAAATGTTTCGTTAAAAGATAAGTCAACGCTTTATAGTCAGGTCCAACTTGTTTTTTGGTTCTATGAACTTTTTTAACTTGCTGACCACCTTTATCAACTATGTATTGGTCCTCTTCTACCGTTTCATAACCTACTGCCTTTTTATACATGGCACTTGCTAAATCTTTTTTAAGCTCATATTTAGCCTTATCGATTGCTTCTTGAATATCTGGATGATCTTTTTTCATTGATGAGAATGTATTAGCATTGATTTTCAAAACTCGACACATTTCCTTTTGTGAAACAAGTTTTTTTGCACATTCAGTGATAAAGGCTAATACCTCAGGGAGTTTTCCAGATTCAACCCAATTTTTATAAATATCCGTTCCATAGATTCTTTTATTTTTTCTATTAGCCACTCATGATTCCTCCTTTCTTTGCATGAAAAAAGCGCACAGCATCTATTTGCACTATGGGCTCAAAAATATAAGTTGCTCTAGATATAATTATCTATGCTACCATTTTACCCTCTTGACATATTATTTCAATGTTTCACTATGTTTCAGAGTGTTTCATCGTGTTTCAGAGTGTTCCAATTTTTCAAAACATCAATTTTTATTAAAGATTTTGTCTTCTTGCCCTTGTATACAGCTAAAAAGACATTGTCTTCTTTTGCTTATCTTGTTAAAGACTTTCAAGGTATTAAACGTATTTCAAAAGTAAGACAAAATCTTTTACGTGTCTTTTGCTTAAATTTTTTAACGTATTTAAGGTATTCTTCAAATTGAGACAAAATCTCTTTTTAAGGCTTTACCTTAAATCACCTTAAATAAAACTAACGTATTAAACGTATATCCTAACGTAAGACAAACTTCCTATTAATTTGCTACGTTAAATCACGTTGAAAGTTCTAACGTAAACGCACGTATCGCCAATATTGCCTCAATATGCGCTAATATTGCCAATAATAGCCCTAATTTTGCCTATTTTAAGCCTAACGTAGATAAAGCATAAGACATTATCTTATCTAACGTACTATGTTAAAACTTTCTAACGTATTTAACGTATAGCCTAAGGTAGATAAAATCTTTCAAAATGTCTTTTACCTTAAATCAACTTAACCGAAACTAACGTATTTAACATAGCGCCAAGCATACAAAAATTTAGAAAAAGAAAAGGCTATGTTGAATCACCTTAATTCGGTTTAACGACTCTAACATAGCCTCAACTTCTATACATCAAGACTTTTCATTACTTCTTCAGCTTCATTCAGAAGCCTATAAAGTGAACTTCTTGAAACGTACATAGCCGACATTATCTCATCATAAGTCATAAAACTGATGTATCTATACATAATGGCAAGTGCCATATCCTTATTTTCTAGATTTTCGAGTGCATTAGTAGCTTTAAGCTTTAGATCAGCAAGTGAATCC